GTGATGTAGCTGCCTCGTGTGCTGCGGCATCAATTGTGGCTTGCGCTGCACGCAGTTTCGTGATGAGAGACTTATGGTTTACCGTACCGTCGGCATTAAGGGGTAATTCTATTTTACGGTCTTTGGCAAGTTGTTCTAACTCTTCCTTAGACGCCCACCCAAGGCCTGTTTTGGGTTTTGCTGCTGCTACTGCTTTTGCCTCTTCCTGAGCTATAAACTCTTCAGCTTCATCCGGCGTAAGACTATGCGCTTCAGGAACAGGCTCTGCGGCTTTAAGTTCCTTAGCTGCGGCCTCAAGGTCATCAGCAGTAGTATTTTCAGCTGCGTCGTACTTGTCTAATGATTTAGTATCGGTGGTAATTTCAGGTTCCGCGTGTAAAGCGTTAATCTCCATTTGTGCGGCGATCTTTTCGCGTAGTTCCTTAGCCCGGAAGTAAAAGGGTTTGTCATCCTTGGTATAGCCTTTAATAGGCTCAACACCGATACTTTTCGCGAAAGCCTGAATCTCAGCCGGTTTTGACTTATCATCAATAAGTTTATACGCCTTTACATTCAACTCATGCTGTGCCTGAGTAATACCTTCTTTCGGCTGAATGTTATTTGTACTCTCAGGTGCAAGTGCTTTAGCTGCATGATCCAGGAAAGTCGGCATACTGAAGTCTTGCTGAGTACGATGCGTATTTGCATACGCATAAGCAGCATTACCATACTTTTTTGCGAAGGTTTTAGCGTCCCCACCGGTGCGTAAAGTTTCAACGTCAGACAAGATATCTGCAGCGGTCATACCACCTTCAACGTTTATCTTACCGGTCTCAGGTTTCTCAGTGTCGTCAAGCGTTACAGTCCGTGAAAGAGAATCTTTGATCGCTTGAGCCGCGTCACGGCGTTTTGTGGCTTCTGTTAACTGAGTCTGAACCTCAACGAGCTGAGTTGCTATAGCTTCGCGGCGTTCAGCGTTTATTGGCCGACCAGCGTCATCCTGTATATCAATTTGTTCAAGTTCACGTTCAAGGGGATTTATTTTAGCAGAAATAACCTGTACTTCTTTATTCCACTGGGTAACGTCTTTAACAGCGCCGACTTCCCGCACAATCACAGGACGAATCGCATCGAGCACGTCAGAGTCTACACGTTTCTCGATCGTGGACAATGCACCTTTCTTCATCGCCTCTGTAGGCATCGTGTCAATTTCAATTTTTTCAGTACCAAGGGCTTTCTCATAAAATTTTCGTGCTTTCATAATATACGGTATGTCGGCATCAGTAAGACCAACTGCAGACAGAGCTTCAGGCGTAGGTGCTTTATCTTCTTTGGCCAGAGAGAGTATGGTCAAGGCTTTCGCCTCATTGGACGCGTCCTCTCTGGCCACGTTCTTCTGGTAATATGAGTCGTCGTCAAATAGGATAGGTTTACCTACACTATGTAACTTCACGGCCTGTTCGGTAAAGAGTTTTGCGAGTTCTGGGTCGGCTTCATTAATACCATGTGCAGTCTCAGCAATAGCTCTGTGTACTGCTTTGGTCGGTGCGTCTGGGTTAAGTAGGGTCTTACGTACATCAGATGCATGCTTAACACCATATGGGATACCAAAGGCATTGAAGACTAAAGTCATCATAAGTGCTGACTTTGCGGCATCAACCATATCAGTAGTTGTGTCTTGGGTAGGATTAAGACCTACTGACTTATCTGACCATGCTTGAATAGCAGTATTTGCAGCCTCGCCTCCAGACTCTACAAGACCAGTCACAAAGAAATCTTTTGCAATTTCGCCAAGAGACTTACCTGCGACCACTGACTTAATAATGCCACCAAGGCCCTCCTTGACAGCATTCTTAACTGGTGTACCGAGACCTTTAAAGACAAGTCCACTGATAGCATCTTGCGCCCACTCAGTGACCACCTCAGCTGCACCCGATATGTTGGCTTGACGGATGTTGTCTTCCTTACTGAGTCCTGCTGCTTCACCTTCGCGTAACTTTTGTTCTGTAGTCGCACCATAGAAGAGAGGTATCATTGCAGCAGTGCCCGCCGCAACACCAGCGAGGGGATTACCACCCGTTGCTATAGACGCTACTGCACCTACTGCGAAGGGCGCTAAGGACATTGGCGTAGACTCACCAGAACTACTTGCTGCACGTTGCCATGACCCAGGTACATCTGCTGCCTTAGAAGACTCCCATCCAGGCATCTTCTTCTTCATGTCCGTGCCAAAAGCCTCAATACCTTTACCTACTGTACTGAGTATAGTAGGCGCTTCGCCCTCAGCAGTAATTGCTCGGTCCGCGAGTTGAAGACTCTGTCCAGCGGCCTCAGGAAGACCCTGCATAACACCGCGTCCAACACCACGACCAAATTCACGAATGAGGCCTATAGGTTTATCTTTTGTGGCCTGTACTTCTCTTTGGTAATTATCTTCTTCGACTTGATTTGGGACTACTGCAGTTTTGAGCCAGTCTTCGTAGGGAGTATTAGCAAATTGAGAACTCGCATGAACTTCTCTCGCAACTTTGTCAAGGGGGGTATCAGGACCGTAATAGCCCTTGTTTTCGTCAAATTCTTTTCTAATATCAAGTAAGCCCATTTTATATCCTTTCCTAGATAATCTAGGCTATCTAATTAGCCGTTTAAGGCTATTTTAAGCTTGTACCTTTATAAAAGTATAAGCTCTTTACTCTTTTTGAAGACGAACAGTTACATCGTTTGGTGTAATTATTGGCCGTAATTTGGCATCAACGGATTTGTTGATTTTTTAGGTTTATTAAGATCTTTAAACCAATCAATAACACCTGCGGCTAGTTTAGGTACACCAGAACCATGTTTTTCTTGGGCTAGTTTATTCAGGTACCCTGAAATACCAAATTCTGAGGGCCGGTCAAAATAACTATAATTTCGAGTATCATTTGCTACAACATCTGCCGCGGTAGGTTGTGCAATTTCAGGTACGGTTGTTGCTGGTTCAGGTATACCAGGAACTATATTTACTGCGGGTATAGCCGACGGTGTATACGCCTCATCGGTGTTAATAATAGGAGCTAACGGTGAAGCATATTCACCAGGGTGTTTTTCAAGAAAACGTACTATTCTTCCTGCCCAATCACCAAACATTTTATTAGACGCCGATGCTGGTGCTGAGGCCGGTGCTGAAGCTGGTGCTGAGACTGAGGCTGGTGCTGGTGCTGATTCAGTCATGTCAGGAGTTGTATTTACCGCGGGAACACGAGTTCGTGCGGCCCCTGCGTTAGCAAAAAATGTAGTACCGTCTGGTTGTTTAAACCGCGCGATCTGGTCATTTATTATTCCAGGTTGATTACCTTGGTATACCATACCTGGACTTTTTGCATCAGCATACTGTTGCCACTGATTCTCAGTTAACGCTGTTGATACGTTTTTATGCCCAGGTACTAAAGTTTGTCGTTGTGCACGTTCTTCAGGTGTTTCACCTGGTAATGCATAACCTACACTGCCTTTTGCAGCATTCTGTTCAGTTACTGACGGAGAAGTATTTTTAACTATGAGGCCAGTAACAGGGTCTCTTTGTACAGCGCCTCGTCCGGTAATACTTTTTAATACCTCTCGGTGTATATCGCCATATGGTTTAGGTTGTTGTCCTGGTATTACAGTCTGTTTTTCGTATATAGCTGCAGCTAATTTTGCAGCTTCAAGTTCATCTGAATTCTTTCCTCGCCGTCCGCCTAAAGAAGACCCAGACCCGTCACCGCCTGCTCGGATGTCTGCAACTTGGAGTGCTGTACGGTTCTTTTCGTCAGCAAGATTATAATCTCTTTGTTCTTTCGCTTGTAGGGCTTGCTGGTTTGAGACAATTTTATTTTCACCTAACCGTACGAGGCCACGTTGTTTTTCACGTTCAGCAATATCTTTATCACGTATATCATTCCGCTGATCTTGATACATACGTTCTTGGTTATTTTTGAATCCTACTGAGCCAAAAGCATCTATACCACGGGCTTTTTGGCTTTGTTCAGCCATATCTGCTACTTTACTAATGAGTCTTTCAAAATCTGTAGGCATATTACATTTCCTTATAAAAGGTTATCGGCAGTATCACAAACTCAAGTGAAACCTGACTCTTTACTGGGTGCGCTCCATCCCGCTGGTCTTTCCAGGAAAATGATCTTGTGGCCTTTGCCGATGTTGTCCAACGTTTCAAAACCGCTACCCGGTCGTCAACTTCATACCGCCTGAAATCAGAGGCATAAGCAATGAACTCAATCCCGTTCACCTTAACCCAGTATTCGTCGCCTATACCGTTGTCAATCCGTACAGCCTCAAGCGTCACCATCGTTATAACACCACTGGTCAGGTTCTGCGTCTCCACCCAGTTGCCTGCATAGAGGAGCGGGGTAGATTCCTGAAACCACCAGATATGCGGGGGACACGAAAGTGGTTTGATAAGTATACCAATGAATTCCCCGGGTACTGGATATTTGTCGGTTTTTTTAATCCATAACCGCGTCCAGGATTTTGGCTTGACGTTCTGCGTGTAATCTCTTTCGCTGATGGGACTGGCCATGATCTCAACAACTGGCTTAACTTGATCGGGAATAAGGTATCCGTGATCCACCAGGTATTTCCCGAACGACCGGTTCTCTCCGGCGTGTTCCATCGGCGGGAACATTTGGGGATCGTCGATGATGACCGGCTTTTCATCATCTTCCAGGCTAAAATCTTCAGCTTCCAACTCAGTTTCTTGAAACACCGAGATAACTTCCATAATACCGAGTTGCCCGACCGGGAAAGTAACGTGCCCAATAAATTCTTCCTTGCTGTACCCACTTGGCCCATCTGAGTCATAATCAAATCCCGTTCCTTTCTGACACATTTCAAATGGCATTACCTGAATAAAATAAGCGCCCTCATTCTTCCAGTTGTCCTTGTAAGACGAGATCGTATATTCATAAGTCGCATCGTTTCTTAAATCAGACGCGGTCATTGCCTTCATGGGTTTTAACCCATTGAGATAGTCATCAAGAAACTTCAAATTCTCGTTGACATAGACCCCGGAATCCGTTCCAGGATCAATATGATGAACAAGATTCACGTCATTGGATAAATACCAAAGGTCATATGCCAATGGCGCTGACATGCGAATCGGCTTATCTCCAGAGTGAAAAAAATCTCCTGGTTCAAGCGTTCTTCTTGCTCCGGATTTTTCAAGGAGGCCAGCCATCCGTCCTAAAAGCTGCCCGGTCCCCTGTACACCTTTTAAAGCATTTATGAGATTTTCAAATTCGCTCAATTATGGGGCCTTTTTAATCGAATGTATTAAGGTACTCGCTACATTTGCCTCGGCCAACTTTTCTGCAGCGGCTACAACAGCATCTGCTGTTGTTTTTGCTGCTGAAAATTGGGCATATCTTTCTCTTATCTTATCAAGGTCAGTAATGGCTTGTGTTGTGTTAGTTTTTTCGCCTATCGACTTTTCAAGAGTCGACGAGATTTCTTTTTCTTTAATCGCAAACAATGCAGTTTCAGTCCGGTTTGCTATGGACTGAATCAGTTCATTTTGTTTAGCCGCTAAGGCATTAAGTCTTTCGTTGTAAAGAGCATCTTCATCGGAAGAAGCCGCTGCGACTCCAGATATTTCTTTGGCAATTGAGTCAACTTGCATCTTTGCAAGATCGACTCTTTTCTCTATGACGGAAAGATCCGAACGCTCGGCTTCAGTTCTGGCCTTGGCGATATCAAGTTCTGATTCGGCCATTACAGCTTTTGCAATTTGGTTTTCAGTCTGCTGGATATCAAGATTTGTTCTGGCCACCTTCATATCCACATCAATCAATTCGAGCCCAGCTTCAACGATCTGAAGTTGAATCTTTGCTATTTCATTGCCGGCCTGAAGAATTGCGATTTCTTTTCTGGATTCTTCAAGTGCCTTTTCAACAAGTTGTAGGTCCTTTCCAGCAAGTTGGACCTCTTTCTCGGAAATCTCCACATTGACAAGTTCAAGGTTTGCTTTTTCTACCTGGATATACGCTTCAAGTTCAAGTATTCGGGCGGCGATCCGCTTTATTTCCGAAGCGATTTTCACCCGGAGGGTCTCAAGAGCTGCACGGTCGGCGGCCAGTGCAGCGATCTTGGCGTCCCATTCATCGGCATCGGCATCTATCTTTTGAAGTTGAGTCGCCATCTTCCCATCATGGACCAGCGTTTCAATCCCGGAGATGTACCGCTTGGCGGAAATATCAGCCACCACCTTCTGTTCATCTACAGTAAGTTCGGCAACCTTGGCCGTATAATCTGACAGGATATTGGCCATGTCGATATCATATACGCCTTGCATGTAACCGTCGTCGTTCCTCCAACTATTTGAGTACAACCCGAAAATAATGGCCCGCTCTGCCTCCTGAACATCGTTATACGATCCGTAATACTCAAATGGAGACCAGATGGTTGACTGCCTTATTTGTGAGTTTTCAAAGGATGTCATTTTAGCTATCCTATTAAATGCGTGAGACTAGCTGAGACTTTTGATATCGCATCAAGTTCAGCTTTTTTTATAATACTGTCAGCATGAACATTTGCAATCCCTGTCGTTATATAAACAGCATTACTAGCAAGATTTCCAGAACTTGAAACGTCCTGAGCCAAACGTGCATCAACCGTCTCTGTTTTTAAGTTCACCCACATTGACTGCGTCTGACTCTCTTGATCCATAATGCTACGGTGACTGTCATTTTCTGAAACCGTAGCAGACACGAGGTTTCCCGTTTCCAGTTTCTTTAATAAAAACTCGTACTCCCTCTGGGTATTGGAGAAAGCAAGTTTAGCATCCAAAAGTAAAAGCCGTTTTTCTTCTTCATCAATCTGTGATCCAACAATTAAAACCTGTTTTTCAGCCTTTTGAACCATGATTTCAGAATCAAGAACCTTTTGGGCCATTATCAGAACTTCATTTTCAATTTGCGCCCGTGTAACCACGACAAGTTCTTCTGTTTTGGAAATCAATTCTTGAGTAACTGGCAGTAGGTCATCTCTTTTTTTGTCAGCAATTTCAGATTCAATGCCCACCAGGTCCGAAAGATACTCGATCTTTTCAGTTTCGCTGGCCACCAAGATTCTTTCTTTTTCGATAATGGCCCGTTCAGCGGTAATAATCTCGCGTTCAACATCAAGGATCTGCTGCAGGATCGGGATGACTTCAAGTTTCTTGTTCGCCGTCAGCAATTTCTGTTGTGCAAGCGTAACCTCATAATCCACCGAATCATCTTCAATCCCGGCAAGCTCGGCCTTGAGAGCCTCCGCCTGTAATTCAATGGATGTTTTAGCCACAAGAAGCGTAATCCCGCGCCTTGATACTTCTATGGCAAGTTGATCAAGAGACTGCTCCTTTGCAGCCATGCCCTGTTTAATCCAGGCAAGCTCCTTGTCCCAGTCGGATAGAAGCATCTGTTTATTTATTTCCCACGCCATCGCCGCATATTTATATGCGATACCGTAATCGATACCAGCCTGTTTCAAATCCCGTTCAATGGCTTCTTTCAGTATAGCATAACTGACTTCAGAAAGTTTTTGTTTTGTATCAACTTCAAGTCCGGTTTCGTATTCATACAAAAATCCAGGGGCCAGGAGAAAACCACGTCCAGCTACCATTGAAACCAGTTTCCGGCGCTCGTCAATGAAAAACTGGATGACTGGTTGTTTGTTTTTGAGCCATTGCGATCTTTCTAGTTCCGTCCTGGCTTCTGATGAACTCATCGGAACAGAAGATGGTGGGTATGACCAAGGGACCGTTCCGATAAGAGATAGGCTATCGATCTTCTGCTCGATGGTAATCAGCTCGTTTTCAATGCTCGTTGCCGAAACAGAATACCGGTCAGTCGCGCTCAATGCACTTCCACCGTCACTGATAATAACGTATTCTTTCGTCGGGTCATGATTGATGAAGGCGTACCGATAAAAACCTCCGCCTATCTCCGACATGGCAGCACTGATCACGACTGCATAACCCGTCAGGATCTCCCTTATCGTAACAACCGGGGAAAGTCCTGTTGCCGGTGCACCCTGATTGGAAAAGTATGATGTTATGTCCATGAATCCGCTTTCCCTTTCTATTTCGCCAGTACAACTGGATATAACTTAATAAAATCCAACTGATCGAAATCTGTTACCGTCAATTTCCACTTCTTTCCCTTGATCGCCCGACTTGCATCAACTTCGCCGTCAGCATCAATTGAATAAACCTTTTTCGATCCGTCCTCAGTTTCCATCACCATCTTCGGCGTTGTACCTTCCACGCCTACGTACGCCTTCATAAACCGCTTTTGGTTTGGTATCCCGAATCTTGTCTCTGAAAGCTGGACCCCGGTGTGAAATGCGACGCCAGCATCGGTATCCCCGGTCAATTCGTATATCCCGTCTGACTTGCACCCGTAAGCCCGATTCTCAAACACGCAGTATGAGTTAAAATTGAATCCGGAATAAACCGATGGGAGAAAACGCGGCGTGTTTAAAACGTAGCATTCCCAGGTCTCCCCATCCAATTCAACGGAGACATTCAGGTGCAAGGTGTCGTAGATGATATTGTATAGAATGCCTTGGCTTGACACTGTGTCTGCGAACGATAGGGACTCGGAGACGGGGATACACATTTTCAACCCAGGAATAACAGCGTCAGCAGCCACAAGACTTTCTGTGATCGAATTAACCAAAGCCCCTATCACGCTGGCAACATCAACGACACCGAGTGCATCTGACACCGCCTTGATAAATCCGAACTGAAGCGAATCCGCCGCGTCAATCGTATCAGAGACCGATTTGTTTAATATCCCAACGGCCGTTACAAGTTCGCCAAACCAAAGGTATTCAAGGACTTCAAGGATAAGCATCACGGAAGATGTGTCACCCAGGGCAACTGTGTCGGAAATGGATAGGTAAAGCGCAGGGTATGCCGCGTCATTCAGCATAAGCGATTCGGATATGGTCTTGGTTCCACTTTGGTTGACGGTAATCGCCTCTTTCGCCAACACATAATCGTGGATCATCAGACAAAGTTGTGCTGCAGCAGCGTCAGTGAGACCGAGTGCTTCTTGTACCGCAATAGTAAGCCCATTGATTACCGTATCTCGAATATAAAATGTGTCAGCAATGATGGGCAGTATATAACAGTGCGTCAAGATATCCTCAGCAGCCAATGACTCGTTTATACTTTCTCTGAGGTAAATAACTGGATCATTGGATGAAAACGACTGGGCAGTTGATATCTCCGGTATTACCAGAAGAACACCAATGGTCACTGATAAGGATTTCTGAACAGTTATTTCAGGAACTATAATGGCAGTACCAACAAAGAAACTAATGTCTGGTGAAAAAGACTCCTGGATTAAAATGTTTGGAATATTTACAGCTATACCTACGACAACTGACAAGGATTCTTGAGATAGTATTTCAGGAACAGCTATAACTATGTTAGCCGAATTATCGTACTCAACCACAGGAGGGATAAAACTTTCCGTCCATCGGGCGACGCCTTTAGAAATCCTGAATTCATCGATATACCCGTTTAAAAATTCATCCCAATCAGAATACGCGCCAATAATTAACGGAACATCGGAATCATAAGAAAAATCATGGATGATAGATCGCGAAAGAGTACAGGAGACGCCATCTATAAATATCATCGGAGCGCCGTCATAAAATACAAAGGCCAGATGATGCCAGGTATTGAGAGATAACCCGGGGAAATCCTCTCCGTAACAAGCAAAGTTCAGGGTACCGCTTCCATACACTTCATCCGGGACACACTCCCCATAAAAATAAATGCCCGAATCGGGATTGAATTCAATTCCCCACCCATTATATTCAGTTTCGTCAAACTTTCTGCACAGCATATACCAGTCATCAACTGCACCGGTCAGATATACCCAACAGTCCACCGTCCAGTCGCCATATCCCGGATACAAATCCGCGGAATCCGGAATGCTCAGATAATCCGAAACTGACCCGGAAAGAAGCGATCCTCCGCCGAATTTGCTTTGCGCTGTGCTGACCTGGGCGTCTCCGTAAGCTGTCACGGTATGGGCGGAGGCACTGTCGTCCGTAAACGCAGTGCTTTCATCCGCGCCATCCATGTGCAGCAGCAATTTGGTATATGCGTCATTACCTGGCATATCGTAGGATTCCTAAGTGGTTTTGCCGACCAATGTCCGAAGCTGGAAACTGGCCGTGTCGGGAATAGTGTAGTCCGTCCCGAAATCAATGCAGCAATACACCGTGTCATCACTGGTAGTGTCGTCATAGATGATAGCGGAGCCGGTCGGGCCAATCGAGCCTCCATCTGCGACCCATTCTACGTCGTCCCAAACAGTTTTCCCGCAATCATCCGTATCGTCTTCAGTCGTTACCGGATTTGCGAGTGATTTGGAATCCTGCGTGTACCCATGACTAGTTGCAAGCTGATCTGCCGTGACATCGGCCAGAGTTGCATGGGAGTCCTTGTTGAAGGCAAACGTGGTATTCATCAGGATTACTTTGAATGCATCCGATGACATGTCCACATTGCCCTTGTCCTTCTGATATTTGAAATGGTTCGATACTGTTACTGTAATAGCCATGGCAAAAATTCCTTTTTATTACCCCTATGGTTCTGGTGTCATCTTAACAACGAAGCATTTAACGTGACCCCTGTTTTCAATGGGGATGTACTGAACAATTATTTCTGTGGTATAGGTTTCCGATATAGCGTTATACATTCCAGGCCCAAAGGTGATTTGCGTGAAGTTGGGCGGATATGTACCAGTCGCCCACCCCATGACTTTGTATGATGGTTCCATTATCGCCTCGGCGTGAAGTGGTGATGCCATCCACCCGGCAACGATGTCCCCAAGAGGAACAGTATCAAGCGCAACGCAAATGACTTCCATCCCGACATAGGTCAGTGGGCTCCCATCAGGATTCTCGTGTTGGGCGACGCCATTTGCGACAAAGAAATTAATCTTTTCGATTGAAGCAGACATACACCACGGATCTTCTGTCAACAGTTCTGGATATCCCCGGACTGCATTCATCATGGCAATCATGTCATTTCCAGTATTACTTGCCGTACGCTTTGCACTATAATATGCCCCCGTAACACCAACAGCAGAAGTATTCCCACCAGCAGACCGGATCAATTCACAAATTGCTGTTTCAAGATTGGAACTTCGAACAGTGCTGGGAGGAGATATTGCACTTGGCCGTTTTTCACATTGGCCTGCGGTATTAATTTGGTAACCATGGTACGTATAAAACTGGAAGCAGAAATCGTCTGAACAAACTGCCAGTTCACCACTTACACTTGGCCAATCTGATGATTTGGTTTGCGTATGTGGCAATGGCAAATATTTATCATAAACGGTGTACTCAAAATTAGTAGAGGCAAGAGGGTTTAAAATCCCTGATGTACGATATGTTTGCAAAACATCAATGGATGAAGATCCTCCTGAAAGGTAGTCTCCAAGGAAATTTATAACTCGTTCAAAGGAGTCAAAGTAGTCTCTTGAGTACGACACTGCGAAGTTTTTTAAGACATTTGCGATGTAATTATATTTGGTTGCACCTGTATAGAAACGATAGGCATGGCCATAAAGACTCGGCGGATAGTTACAATCTACTGAGTCGTAAATAACAGAACCATCAGCATAAGACCCAGAATTAGCAGGAAGAACATCACTTGTATTTTCAATATAATCATAGTGGTGGCCGCCACGATCTTTATGCCCTGAATATGTCCAACCTACACCACCAGGACAGACATAATGCCCCGCATTGTATCCTTCAGCATCTTCAGTTAATCCCAATGGCGTTTGATCATAAACCCAACCTTCAGAGCGAACATAAAGCGGGAGGGAAGATGAGATTATCCATCTCCCATAAATACTGGTCTGGACCACAAGATCGATGGTCTTTATCATGCAACCAGCGACAGATTTAACCTTCGACCATATCCATGGATAGTATTCGCTATAAACATAGTCACCTGCCTTCACCAGTCCTGCTCCAAAATCCAACGAGTTCACGACGAACATCTTTTGAGATTCGACAATTCGGGTAGGAGTTACTGTGAGGGAGGCAAATCGCTCGCCTTTCCAGTAAGCCATAATATCTTGCTGCAACTGAGTATCGAATGGGTACTGATCTTTTGTAATTAGGTTTTTAATACCAGACTGATACACAGACCAATAAGCGTCCTCTGCATAGTTATTTGACGCCATATCCCAAACGAAAAACCATACCGAGCCATACGCTGAAGCATAGATAAGAACCTGATCACCTCCAGAACACCGCTTAACCCCGTCATAACGACCAACCACATAATACTTCTGTCCCAGGACATCAGCCCCATTGATCCCTTTTAGAACCACAGCCGAATCACCCACAGTAAAAGCGCCAGCAGCACCCGTAAGCGCCCCATTCGATCTTGCAGCCGAATCAGGCTTGCAGTGATAAAAAATCGGGACTTTCGATAAAGTACCACACACCCCGGAGACATCGGCGGTGTCGTCGTCCGGGTAAAGTGCTGTGATCGTGCCTTGCAGATAATCATACTCAACAAGCGCACCGGCATTTTCGTAGTTCAGAGTTGGCATGAAGCAGCCTTAACTGGTCGTCAAACTCAAGGCATAGGTGATACCAAGGACATCCGCAATCTCCGTAGTCCGGGCAGTCGTGAACTTCTTGGCGCACATCAGTGTTCCGTCCACCGCTGTTTTTGCCTGTGTGGAACTGGAACTGTAGGCCAGAAACGCCCCGTAAACCGTGATTGCTGCGGCCATGGTAAACTCAGCCTTGGAAGCCGCGTTCGTGCACCCGGCCGTTGAAGTCGATGCGATGGTATAGACGGGCCTGTTCGTTGCCGGCGTGTAGTCGGCATCCTGGCATTCCTGATACGTGCCGGCCGCGCCCAATTTTGCAGCAGCAGTATCTCCAACCGCCGGACTGACGTTGCCCTTGAAGATTCCGACACAGGTAACAATGGCCGCGGCTTTTGCGACATTGCCAAAAACCACGTTGCAAATCTTGGCCATACCTTCAGTCGTGAAAGTGTTATACCCGGATTGCGTATGGATCAGCTCACCCTTACGGTAGTGATCACAGGTGACAAACCCCTTGGCGACAAGATTCCCGTGAAGAATATCATCCAGGTTGTCAAAAACAGGAACAAGGATTGATGGTACTCTATGAATAATGTTCATGATAAAATTCCTTTTTAAAGCAGTATTGAATTAAATTCAGGGCACCAAAACCCCGTTACGATAAAGTTCACATGAAACTGTTTCCGACATCCCGACGCCGGACCCGATTGCATTTGACTTGAAACTTGAAATATCAAACGCACCAGACTTTAAGGCAGCAATGGTGTCAGCATCGAAAAACCCCGCGCCAGATCCGCCCGTACCAACTTTTGCGCTGGTTAAGAATTGAATGGCACCTCCAAGGTTCCGGTAAAGAGAAGCCCCGCGCTCCGGGATTCCAAAGACGAGTTTGTTTTTTGTGAGATTAAACAGCCTTCCAGAAGCATTCCCGGCCACAATGCCCTCAGTTGTGCGCCATACCGGAACATCGACATATCCCTTTTCAGGTGAGCCCAGGATATCCCCCATTTCTGGCAAGTTGTTGCAGTAGGCCAGTGTCCCGGACACACTTCCGGCCCCGGCGTCTGATTGCTGCATTTTTTCCGGCTCAGTCCCAGAGAGAAACCGGGTCTTGTCCTTCATCCCGACAAAAATCCCGGTCGGGACTTTGGCGATTACGGTCACTTCAGAATCAAATTCAAATCTGTTGGCCGATAACCGAAACCACCCAAACTTAAACGGTTGGCTGTAATAGACGGTTTTTCCGGATGATCCCCAGATGCGCCCGAATGCATAACAAAGGTTAGAGAGAAACGGTGGCGGAGAACACATCAGGGACGGACACGGTTCAACGGTAGGAATAGAGACAATCTTACTGGCTGCGCCTATCCGGTAAAAAATGAATTCGTTGGCATCCGTACACCAGACTTCGGACCCAGACGGACGATTGAGAATCTGGATTCCGCCAGTTTCTGTCAACTCTATCGAAGTGATGGGACCGGTCCCGGAAATTTCGTCGCCATTAGATGACGTCATGGCCACGTTATAGGCCCCAGGAGGAAGGGAGCCGGAACCGGTCAGCAACATCGGACCTGACGGGGGAAGGATACCCCAATCCGATATTGTGTTCGTTGTCGGGTTGAAAACACCTTTGCAATATTGGTTGGAAAAATAGACCTTATCTTCAGCCTCGACGTAATCAAACGATGCGCCTTTATCATCAAGTGCCGATACCGAGACCTTGGTCGGAGGCGTGAACCTGTAAAGTGTTCCGTTATCAACAAACAGGGTACAACTTAATCCTGACCATAGACTATGTGCCTTAGTCAGGGCGAGAATCTTTATCTGACCATCTCGTGCAATAAGACTTTGTGTAATGCCAACGTCAGCATTTAAAATGATCTTTGGCTCCGCTACACCTTCAGCAGAGAAAAAGTTCTCATTCCGTTTGACGTTATTCATACCCGAGAAAGCGTTTATTGAAATTTCAGACATTATACCCAGTCCGATCGTCTAATAGGCGTAGGTCTAGATTGACCTGTTCTAAAGTATATACCTAATTCAGTTATAGCCGCATCAAATAATTTATAATACTTTGTGGTATTTATCTGTACACCATCTATACCGTCCTCTTTTTCACTGTAAGTTTTAAAACACGCAAAATTTGCCAAAAGATCGTAGTGTAAAAATTCAGGCAAAATACTCGGTTCAACTGAATCTACTGTTAATAAAGTCGGTTTTTTATAAAAAGCACACAAAAGTGGTGTAACTACAGTAGGTACCCGGTAATAAATAAACTGTGTACGCGTAGCCGTACAAGCTTCTATTTCACCGGTGTTTACACTAAAATCAAAATCAGAATATTGGCCAGAGAGTAAAATGGCCGACGAGAATACTTTAACTTTTCGTTTATCCGCGACTGTACTACACATATATAAATTACGATCAAAATTCCATGCGACTGGTATATCTACTGAATACGCAGTTATAGATGTCAATATATCACCAGTACTCATTAAATCCGGTAATAATACAAGACTCGCGCATCGCTGAAGACCTTCGTTAATAAAACTATCGATAATTTCATCAATATATAAGTCGTCTTGTACGTTTCGTATAACGCGATCTCTAATTTCTTTGAGTGTTGCCATAAGACACCTTTTGTTAGATGTGGTTTCAGCAAAACCCGTCTACTAAAGAGCAGACGGGTTATACTTGAAACAACATCGATTAAGTAGGATCTGCGCTATATGTGTCTACTGCTACGACACCCCAGTCCTTACTGTTAAATCGAGTTTTCTTGATGCCGAAGATCGTACCGGCAGTGATTGCCAGAGCATTACCACGGTCATCTTTATCTTCATTCCAGGAATACCGGTTAGGACCAGAATCCTGGCCATAGGCCATAAGACCAGCTTGGGCGCCCATGAAAAGAGCACGGGCCCCAGGAAGGTTAACACCGGCACCAACATCGTTATGTCGAATTACATTACGATGTTTATGCAGGATAACATCCGCGTATTCACCAAGTTTACCGGTATACAATTTGGATGCCTCACCACGACCCATGTCGGTCGTTTTGGTGATATCCAACCAGTCATTGGTAGTCGTCGATGTCCGAAGATCAAAAGCCTGGAAAGTATGCATAAGCAATACAAATTTCTTTGTACCGCCGATCATAAAAGGCTGCATCATCGGGTCCGTGGTCTCGGCCTTAGCGACGAGTTTCTCGACTAAGGAGAGTTCGAATTTGTCAGTGTTGGTGATGTTATTGTATGCGGTAGCCGTTCCACCATATACAAGATGTCCAACGTCGGGCACGGTAAGGGCGTTATTTGCACGGCCGGTCCAGGTGGTTGGATTATGCATGGTACTTTCACCACGGCAACCGGAAAGATAACAGAAAATTTCCTCGTCCATTTCTTCTGCCCACCATACCGCAAGAGCATCACGACCTTTGGCACGAAGATCATAGGGAACACGCTGTTCAGACATCTTACCCTTTGACTTCGTGGACTTTCTGAGTTGGTCGATAAACAAATAGTCACTCCAGAAAGTAAGGGCTTCTTCACCGGTTGCATGACCCTCGATAATAGCATCACCCTCGATACCAGCTTCAACCAGTTTCATCTGCAGACCGATAGTGACTTTTTCACCGGCACCTTTATTGAGTTCATTCTGCAGGGTGATGAGATCCTCCGGGGACGTGCCAATAAATGGCGCAAAATACTGTTTCTTCGCGGCTTCTACCGCAAGCGAAGTGGACCAACGTTGAATTGCTAACGCATGTCCTAATGCAAAATCTGTCATAGCCATAATTCAAATCTCCTATTCGCCGGAGAGGTAAGCCTTTTGTTGAGCTGGAGTTAATTTCATATACTGTGCTTCTGATAAAACACCTTTAGACGCAGGTGTTTCAGAATCACTTGTTGGAATATCACTCAGCGATTTAAAAGACTTACCACCGGTTTTTATTTTCTTGAGGACTTCAGCCTCAATTGATTTTCGTAATGCGGTTTCGTCTACCGCGGATTTCGGGTCTTTTACAATTTTTCCTTGAAGCCCGGCGAGCATTTTAAGAATCGATGCGGCTTGTGTACCAAGATAAACTGGTTTAGTTTCGCCGGGTAAAATAATTTGGGTTTCAGGATTTGTTAAATAAAACATATCTTTAGTAAAACCCACAGTTTCAGCAAACTCAGCAAGTATTTTTGGGGCTTCTGAGTCTTCGTCAAATAAAGTAGGCACTGCTTCTTCCATCAGTTTAACTGATTCACGAAATATAGCATCTACTTCTTGTTCACGCGCCTGAGAAATACGCTGTACATTCTCGTAGTCTCGTAATTCTGCCATATACACCAATGCATCTCTAGGTGACTCATCTGACAGTTCGCGGAACTCTGCTGTAGTAAGAACCTTAAAATCCGTGCGTACCTCCGGAACAACCTCTGCAGGGGTTTTTACTTCCGGCGTAAGTACTTTCGCCTCAAGGGCTTTTATACGGTCTTTAAGTGCACGTGTCTCTTCTCTACTTTCTTTTAACGCGGCAAGTGGAACATAACCTTTAGGTGGTGGTTCGACCTTCGGAGGAGGTGTAGTCTCCGTATCTTCGGTCACCTCTGGTTTTACCTCTACCTCTTGGTCTGTTTTTCCTTCTGCCGTTCCTTCTTCTTTTCCTTCAACGTCTTTCTCTTCTGCTGTTTCGCCACGTAAATCATCCTCCGAAATTGCAGTTAATCCTTGGTCTATAAGGACATCAAAGACCGGGGTTTCTAACGTTTGTACTTCATTTGATGTTTCCGTCGTTTCTGACGATACTGGTGTTTCTTCGCTCATTTAATTCTCCTTTTAACGCCGCGTGGGCGAGGTTTACTTGTTTTACGCCCGCGAAGGGCGAGTTTCTGGAACTTTTTCAGACCAGTTAATCTGGTCATAGTTCTGCCGATAATTGCGGTCACCGGTTACGTCTTTATCACGATTCCAGCATCGAAAATTTCGGCCCACTGGAAGTTCTCGGTGACTACGAAAATGTTTCTCAGCTTTTGCTTCAAATGCGGCTTCTTGGGCTGCGTTCATTTCTTTTTAGCCTCCGTCTTTTTATCGAATTTTGCCTGCATGAGTTCATGCCCAGCTACAAAACCCTCTTGATCAGCGCGCTGTTTCATAGCCTGAGCAGTTAACATCGCAGCTTGGCCCTCGTTGTGTGCTTTAGATGCCGCTGCTTGAGTTTTCTGCATTTCAAGATCTTGCATCTGTTGTTGACGTTGTCGGTCTTCTGCAGACATAGCTTGTTTTTGGTCCATTATCTGGCGTTGTTTTTCTTTACGCTGATCCGTAGTAAGGTCTTCATCAGCTGGTGCCATGCCTGTAGCTTCTCTTATCTGCGCTAAAATACGTTCTTTCTCAGGTATATCGGAAATCTCAAAAGCGACATTTAACAAGGGGGCCACAGCTTCTGGTGGGGCCTTGTTAATTGCAGAGAATAACAAGTCCATGTTCTTCTCGCGCATCGTGTCCGTGATCTCTTTAGTGGCAATTACTAAATCAAATCGACCTTGGGTTAAATCGTTTTTAATAGTATATGCACCAGTATCTGCGTCGTGAATACGTGTATTTATTTCAACAAATTTCTCAACACCCGAAAGTCGGTCAATAACTCGCATTACTTTTTGTTCGGTCCAGGAATCCTGGATAAGGCACATGATTTTTTCACCCATAATCTTTTGAGACTGATTCGCGTTTTCAAGAAGCGATAAAGTCATTGTAGAACTAAGTAATACTTTTTTATCAAGTGCAGTACCTGATTGTGCAGGCGTATTCATACCCATTGCTTCATCATTAACACCGACTATTTCTTTTATCTCCTGTTCGGATTGTTGCATCATAGAAATCTGAGGTGCGGCCAGAGAGGCCATATCCTCTATTTTAATTTTTTCTAATGCACCTTTATTTACGACTATAAAACTGTCTAGTCTATTTGCTTCATCCTGTACCACGTTAAGGTCTTCTGCGGCACCTGTTTCTACAGTTGTTCTACGACTGCCGATAAGTGCCAGACCCATAGACCGGCGTTTATTGACTTCCATATTCTGTTCTTTGACTTGCCGTGGAATACCATAAGGAAAATTATATCGGTCAAGGTATCCGACGTAAGGTACAAAAGGGAAATCGTCATACGGAAAAGGTGTTGGAATATCCTGAAGTACCAGTTCACCTAAAAATGTCGTTACATACATACGCTTAACATGCGCCTTAACTAATTCTCGTGATGCTTGTACCATTTGAAACTGTTCGCTTAACGGGGCATTATCCATGTCAAGAACACGGCCGTCGGGTAATACAGCAAACCATCTTGGTTCGACATTTGTATACCACATTTCCACTGGTCGTACTCTGGAACGTTCTGAATTAACCCAACGGCCGGAGGAGAGAAAATTTTTGTAGTCCTCAATCTCTGTAGCTGCATCGTATACATAAGGTGCTGACATACTGTCAGTCATAGACCTAAATTGTTCTCGTAATTCTCTTTCAAACTCTGGAAAAGCTCCAATTAAATTTTCAATATCTTTCCATTCGGCGGTAAAAGCATAACGTGTATTATTGATATTAAGCCAAGGAGTTCCGTATGGGTCCCACCAAAATGAATGCCACGGTAATTCACGTAGCATGACTTTTTCTTTTCGTGGATCCGAATTATACCCGACATATATGTCTCCATAACCGACGGATATTTCACTTTCATATGCACTTCGTTGAATCATTGTACCTTGGTTCTGGTCCACAACAAATGCAATTGCTTCAGACATTACCTGCGATATTTCGTGATCCTCTTTTGTACGTCCTTTTGCGATAATATCTTTACGTGCACGAATATAATTTCCGTGAGCCATATTTAGAATCGGAAAAATTCTATTAATGGTCAATGGATTAATATTCTTATCACTGAGTTTAGAAAAATCTATTTCATTCCAATGAACACCATCCTTAAACTCGGCGTCTTCCCAGCTTTCTTTACGCCAACCTGAATGCCCGAGCATCGCTTCGCAGACCCAGTTAAGATGTGTTTTAATATCAGGTTTAGGCATTTAACGTCCCCACCGTGAAGTATCTTTTGGTCGTTTATATGGCTTACTAACGCCGACGTCTCCACGGAAATACATCATGAGATACTGGAGTGCATCATGTGGATGCGAGTAAAGATTTTTATCCGGTACGTTCATATATTTCTCTTCACCTATAACCTGGATTCGTCTAAATTTATAACCGCCATTAAAACCTTTACGCACTTGGTGACACCTGGAGTGCAACTGAAATGCTGGCTTATCTCCTGCCATAAGTCGCAAATAAAAACGAACGGATTCAATCCGCATCGTGAGGTCATTTGTATTACCCGGTTCGACTTCGATACCAAGGTCACTCAATTCTTTAAACACCGTCTTTTCGTCAGTGTCAGCTCGTTTATTCCCAGACGGGTCACCAATCCAGGTTATACGGGAAGCCTTCGAAAAATGTTTAAGTACAAAAGGCCGAATGACCAGAGAGTAGAACTGATTTATACCCATTCCGTCGCTGGTCAATTCCGCTAGAATATTTACGCCACCTCTTGCTGTTTGCTGGCCAAAGACTGCAGCCGGGGTCAATCCGAAGTCCAGTCCTACTGCCAAGGGTTCGTCTTCCATAAAGAGAATGGAGTCATTGATGTGCATTCCATCGTTGTACTGCTCTTTGTAAACGGCTTTGCCATCACTGACTGACCCATACTTATTCCCAAGATTGACTTTAATCCATTCCTCTTCCTTACCCTCGAGACCGGCCTCGTAGTAGTCATCCGGAAGATTCAATATATTTTCAGCATTTGGATTAATCACCCAGGCTCCGTCTATTCCTTTAAGAACTCCACCTGGTTGGGTGAAGAATGACCAATTCTTTGGTTTAGTTTCTTGCGCTAACTCGTATAAATAATGATCCTGATCTACCTGGTTAGTATCGCCGATCATCCCATGCCAACTTGGGCCACCGTCCATCTTTGAAGGATACCTACCATGCCTTAAATCACACATATCAATAACTGACTTAGGTAATTCTTTAATCTCGTTTAACCAAAACCCTGTGGCTTGGGCCCCTCTTAACTTCTTGATCGCTTGCGGTCTGTCAAGGGCGAGAAAGATGAACTCGGAATCAACCAATGTTCTATCCGGCAATAAAAACCGCAATTTATGACTGGGTGGCTCGATGCCCCCTCCCTTATACCTCCCCAATTCTCCGAAGAGGTCCATCCAATCTTTTACCGTAGTACCAAGTAGATCAGGATAAGTGTTCCGGATCGCATAAAATCTCGTCTTGCGAATCCGTTGTGAATTTGGTTTTTGTGTTCGCATCCAGTAGAAGATTTTCTCGCAGGATGTGAACGTTTTACCACTACCAAGTGGACCAGTAATAATTGCTACACGGTCCTGGCAGTGGTAATAATCATCAAGAACTCGGTCTTGACCGTGGTCACAGATAAGTTCAAATCGCACAACTAGATAGCCCTCCCTGACAGGTCCTTGATCACGACCGTCGGTAAGCCCATCTCGTCCACACCAAAAGACGCACTCGCAGCACTCGCACTCTTTTGCATGTCTTTCCAGAGGGACGAGAGCGCCTTGACCGTCGCGATCCCAACTTGCGGGTCGACGAGATCCAGTACCTCGTTAGCCTTACTGACGAGTCCGGCCTCAAGTTCCAAATAACGGGTGGCCAGTAAGACATCTTTTGCGAGGGAGTAAGCGTAGAGGCGTTTGCGGGTTTTCTCAATGAAACGGTCAGAGGTTAGTTTAAAGGCGTCTTCACCTTCAGCTATCTCTATAGGAGGTTCTTCGTCATCTGGCCATACGGGAGTCCAGCCTTTACGGTCAATCTCGTCCTGAACTGCGGAGATGGGGAGATTAGTTGCGCGAGCTATAGACTCAGCTGACACGTTAAGTATCTCATATTGAAGCCGCAGGAGTTCTAAATCAATCGCCATAACCAGAGAGGCCTTCGTCTAAATAATTTTCCAGTACTACGCGGACTGACAAGGGTCCGCGTAGCATCACCGGAGGAGAACAACATGCATAACTATAATCGAAGCCGCGGAGAAACTAAGCTG